GGTTCCGGCCGCCGAGAAGAATGCACCCCGCCTTGAAAAGCGCATTCGCCGGGTGATTGCCGAGGCCAAAGCCCGCGCGGAGAAAACCACAAAATGAAATCCGCCGCGTTGCAACAGGCAGTTTACACCCGGCTCAATGATAGCTCTGTCACGTCATTGTTATCGACGGCCTATTCACCATTGACCGCGATCTTCACGGATGTTCCGCAGTCGATAGACGCGGAGAAGGAAGCAAACTTTCCGTTTGTCACAATCGGCGCGGACACCATCACCCCGTTTGACGATAAGGACAGCAACGGTGGAAGCGCTATTGTGCAGATCGACATTTGGGACAGGGCGTCCTCCATGCTCGATCTCAAGGCCCTGGCCGATGTGGTTGACGCGAGAATGCGCCGGCAGACTCTTTCCATTTCGGGCGTCACGCATATCACCACGGAACTTGATTCGAGCACGTTCACGCGCGACCCGGATGGGAAGACGAAACGTGCATTGATTCTCTACCGTGTCTTGTGGATTGCCTAAGCAGATTGTGCTATGAAGCACTAGTTAGTGAGGTTGCGTAATGGCTTTGTCTGGCCGCTCGGTGCGTATTAGCCGCAATGGTTCTAATATCGTTGGCGCGCGGACGGACTCAGTAACGCTCAATAATGAGCCATTGGATATAACGGACAAAGACGATTCCGGCTGGCGCACGTTGCTTGCCGACACCGGGTTGCGCAGCCTGTCTTGCGAAATCGAGGGCGTTCTCAAGGATGGCGTGCTTGCATCCGATGGCGTGGGCACGCCCACCTCGGCGCTCCTCAAGGAATGCGTTGTCACCATTTCCGGCGTGGCCACCTTCACGGGCGATTTCTATTTGCAGAGCTTGCAGATTGGCGGGGAAATGGCCGATGTCGTGACCTTCACGGCCACGCTCGAAAGCGGCGAGTCCATGACCGCAACCATTGGCCCATATAACACGGTTCTCCCGGCCATCACGGGCACGCTCTCTGGCACTAATACCCAGACCACCACAAGCGGCACATGGGCGGGCGATGCAACAATCACCTATGCGTACCAGTGGCAGCGCAACGCCACGTCCGATCCCAATTCGCCGTCATGGGCCAACATCGCGGCTGCGACAAGCACGACCTACGCGCTCACGGTCTCGGATACCGGAAAATATATCCGGTGCCGCGTCACGGCTACCAACTCAGTCGGATCAACGATTGCCTTCTCTAACATTCGCGGACCTGTTGCCTAAAGAAAGGACACTAGAAAATGGCTGCTCTCTCTGGTCGGAAATTGCGCATCAAGCGGGGCTCAACCGCAATCGCGGGCGCGCGCTCCGATTCCATCACCATCAACAATGAGCCGATTGACATCACTGATAAGGATGACAGTGGTTGGCGCACCTATCTTGCAGACGTGGGCGTGCGCTCCATCGACTGTGAGGTTGAGGGCGTGCTTGATGACGCCACGTTCCTGGCGCTTGCCGTGGGCACCTCCTCGGCATTGCTGGAAGCCTACACCATCGACATCATTGGCCTTGGTGAGTTCACGGGCAACTTTTATCTGGCCTCGTTTGCGCTCACGGGCGAACAGGCGGATGCCACGACCTTCACCGCCTCGATTCAGTCGAGCGGCACGATCGCTTGGACGGCGGACTAAGCGCATATGGCAGTCTTCCGCGAATTGACGATCACTTGGAAGGGTGTTGAATACAAGTTCACCCCCTCCATGCGCCTCATGCGCTCCATCGAAATGAACGATATTTCGTTCACGGACATTGCCATCCGCACCTCGCGCGGGCGGCCGCCGATCTCGCACATTGCAACCGTGCTGGCCAAGATGCTGCAAGCGGGCGGGGCGAAGGCCACCGAGGAGGAGGTTTATCAGGAGCTTGTCACGGGTTCGCAAGAAAGCGCGACTGAATTGGTTGGCCTTGTCCTCACCGCGTTTTCACCGAGTGAGGGCAGCGCAAAAAATCCCGACGCCCAGACCGAAAGCCCGCAGACGGCGAGGGCGACGGAGAATGCGGGCGGCTAGATTGGGATGGAATGTATTTGTGGGCTCGGCAATGGGGCATCCAGCCTTCCGAGTTCTGGGAAATGACCATCCCTGAGTGGTGGCTTGAATATGAGATCAAGGCTCCGCAAGAGCCGGGGTCAAAGTATGCCGGGAAACTGACACGGGCCGATGTCGAGGAACTAAAGGGTTTACTAAAAGATGGCTCAAGTTAGCGGCATTGAAGTCAAGTTTTCCGGGGATACCTCGGGACTAGACCGCGCCATAGGGCGGGCCAATAGTTCAATTGCGACCTTCGCCAAGTCGGCAGCGGCGGGCCTCGCGGGCGCGTTGTCCGTTGGCGCATTCGTGGCGGCGGGCCGTGCGGCCCTCAATTTCGCTGATGACATTGGCAAGATGTCTCAGAAGGTGGGCATGTCCACCGAGGCCCTGTCCAAGTTGACATATGCGGCCAAGTTGTCAGACGTTTCCATGCAAGAGTTGCAAGTTGGAGTCCAGCAACTCGCAAAGAACATGGAAGCGGGCTCCGAGGGCCTGGCGGCGCTCGGCATCAGCGCCACGGATAGCGCGGGCAATCTCCGGTCCACGGCGGAAGTTTTCGCGGACGTGGCGGAAGCTTTCGCCAACATGGAGGATGGCGCGGGCAAGACCGCCATTGCCATGAACATATTCGGCCGCTCGGGCGCGCAGTTGATTCCGCTCCTCAACTCGGGCAAGCGCGGCCTTAACGAAATGGGCAACGAGGCCCAACGACTCGGCGTTGTCATTTCGCAGGATGCGGCCAAGTCTGCCGAGCGTTTCAATGACAACCTCACGCGCTTGCAAGAGGCAATGAGCGGGATTGCGCAGGAGGTCACGCGCGACCTTTTGCCATCGCTCATCGGCATCTCGGAAGCATTGCTAGAGATCGTCAAATCTGGTTCCCCGGCCCGGCAATTCCTGAGTGACACGGCGGTTTTCCTCGAGGAATGGGGGCCATCCCTTTCCAACACGCGGCGCGAGATCGAATCCATAACCGAGGCGCTGCGATACCTCGGGATACTCGGCCCGAAACTGTTGGAAATAGACGTTCCCGGCGCGGACATTGCCCCGGATGCGCCCGGCGGTGGCGGAAAGAGCAAGGCCCCGAGCCTCGGCGGCGGCAGTAGCGGCGGATCGAGCGGCGACACAATGCGGATGCCCGGCATCCCCGGCGCGGATGAGGTTGACGCATTCTTCATTGACCGCCTGGCCGCAATCCAAGAAGGCTTTATGACCGAGCGCGAAATACTCATCGAGGAGTACGCGGCTAACCAAGCGGTGCTGCAAGGGGCGCTTGATAACAAGCTGCTATCCGAGCAGGAATATCAAACCCTGTCCACACAGTTGGCCGAGAAGCACGCCAAGGCGCTTTCACAAATTCAGAGCATCCAGTTGCAGGAAAACCTTGCGCTGGCGAGTGATTTCTTCGGCTCAATGCAACAGATCGCAGAGCAGGGCGGCAAGAAGGCCACCAAGATCGCCAAGGTGTTCGGCATCGCCCAGGCGCTTATTTCCACATTCCAAGGCGCGGCGCGGGCGTTGACCCTGCCATTCCCGGCAAACCTCGCGGCGTATGCCACCACCTTGGCGCAAGGCATGAGCGCCGTTGCGGCCATCAAGGGCGTTTCCGAGAGCGGTGGCGGTGGCGGCGGCTCTGGTGGAGCGGCGCGCGGCGGGAGTCGCGGTGGTGCGGGCGGCGGCGGCAACTCGGGCGGGGGCGGCGGTCCCACAACCACATTCTCATTTACCCTGATGAATGACCCGATGGGATTTGGCGAAAAGTTCGCCCGGCAATTCATTGACCAATTGAACAGCACGCAACGCAACGGCGGGCAGATTCGCGGAGTGATCGCCTAATGGCTGATATTAAGATTTCGGCACTAACCGCTCTCACGGGGGCCAACAGCGCCACGGATGATGTCTATGTAGTGGTGGACACCAGCGCGGTTGAAACCAAGAAGCAGACCCGCGCGGAACTGTTTAGCAGCATCCCGGCCGCAACATTCGTGGGCGCGAATATCTGGAATGACGCGGGCGCGAATGTCGATCAGCGCATGGAAGGCGACACCGACGCCAACCTGTTTTTCCTTGACGCATCGGTTGACAATATCGGGATAGGTACGGCAACCCCAACGTCTAAGCTCCACGTTGGCGGCTCGTTCGCCTTGCCTGTTCCGGTCACGGTCACGGCCAACTATACGGTTGCCGCGACTGATTTCTGCATCATCAACAATCGCGCCGCCTCCAACACGCTCACGCTCCCGGCCGCCGCGTCATTCCCTGGTCGGATTTTGCTTGTCGTGACCATTCAAGCGCAAACGGTTGTTTCGGCCTCGTCCAACGTGGTGCCGAGACTGGGCGGTTCGGCGGGTACGGCCATTCTCGCGGCGACAGACGGCGCGTGGGCGTTGCTCCAATCGAATGCTACCAACTGGGTTGCAATCGCGGGTACGCCATAATGACAGTCAACACCGCTGGTTTCACGCTCGGGTCAAACTATGCGCTCACCAATGCGCGGATTCTCTATGACCCGCTCACGGGCACCGTCACGGGCGACGGCACGACTCCGAGCTATGCGGCCAATGACTACACGAATCAACGCTGGCAACTCGCCCCCGGCACTCAGGCATGGACCTTGCAGACGGCGGCCGATGACACGGTTGATTGCGTTTTTATCGCGGCGCACAATCTCTCGGGCAAGACGGTCACGATCTCCACGGCAGCGACGGCGGGCGGCGCGCACACAACCCGCGCCACGGTAACGCCCACCGATAACACGGCAATATGTGCCCTGTTCAATAACGCCGGGGTTGCCTACACCATCCGCGAGGTGAAAGTCACGGTTAACGATGGCACGGACGTTGCAATCGGCATCATCCGCGCGGGCGTGGCCTTGCAAATGCCCATCCCGCTTTACGGCGGGCATCGGCCCTACAACCTCAACCGCATCACCGAGGCCCAACAGCAATTCAGCGAAACGGGCCAGTGGCTCGGGCGCATCATCAAGCGCCAGGCGGCAACCACCGCGTATAGTTGGGAATATCTGACGGCCTCTTGGTATGATGCGAATTTCGAGCCCTTCGCGCAAACCCTGCCGCTGAATCCGTTTTGCATCGCCGGCAACCCCTCGAAAATCACCTCAGACGTTGGATTCGTTTGGACCGACAGAGATATTGAAGTGTCCAATATGGGGGTTAAGGACTACCGCTCGGTTAGCCTTCCGGTGACGGGTTACTACTGATGCCGTTTGCCGCGCGCCCCATAGAAATGGTCGAGATTATTCAGCCGCTCTGCTCCCGCACGTTCGGCACCTCGCCATGTCTTGCAACGGGTGACAAGTGCTGGAACACCACCAAGACTTGCACCTATACATCGGCGCTCGATCTCAGCAAATCGCTTTATCTCCGGTTCGTCGGCCAGAACGTCTATGAATGGCAGGATAACAATATCAACCTACTGGCCGAGAGCGGCGACACGCTCATTTCGGAAGCCTCCTCACCCTTCCTCATTGACTACCTATACCAACCCGCCTTGGATATTCCGGCGCTCATTGGTTACAACACCGCGCCAACGGTGTTGAATGTTGCCTCGGGTTCGCGCGACAAGGGGCCGCTAGGGTATCGCGCGGTATGTCAAGTCAACATCAAGGATTTCCCTTGGAATGACATTGGCACAGACCCCTATGTGAGCACCCGCGCCTATGTGCCCGAGGAGCAGGGGTCATTCTGGACAAAATGGCTGGCGCGGAATCCGTATCATGTCGGCTATACGCTCAACATCTATGAGGGCTATTTAGGCGACGCCTTAAGCGCCATGACAAAGCGCGAGTATGTGATTGAAAAAATCGACTTTGGCAAGGATGGTGTGTCCATTACCGCCAAGGATGTGTTGCGCAAGGTCACGGATACCAACCTCACCGCGCCCTATCTTTCCCCCGGCGAACTGGCCGCCGCGATCACCGATGTTGCAACCGAGTTGACGGTGGCGGGTGCCGTGCTGGCCGACTATCCGGCGACGGGCTATCTCCGCATCAATAGCGAAATCATCCAATATTCGGAACGATACGAAACCGATAGCAGCAACCTCTATTTCGGCGGCCTCACGCGCGCCCAAGGCGGCACCACGGCGGCGGCGCATGCCCAGAATGACCGCGCGCAACGGGTCATCTATTACAATGATGAGCCCTTCCATGATGTGCTCTATGATCTTCTTGTGAATTGGGGCGGCATCCCCGAGGCATATATCGACTATTCCGCATGGGATGCGGAAAAGACAACCTATCGGCCCGATTACAATTTCACGGCATTCATAGCCGACCCCACCAAGATTGACGATCTCGCGGGCGAGGTATGTCTGCAAGCCTTGGCAAATGTCTGGTGGGATGAGCGGGCGCAACAGATCGTGATGAAGGCGGTAAAGCCCGAGCCGTCGCCTTACCTATTGACCGATGATGACGCCATTGTTGCGGGCTCGTTCTCGATCCGCGAGAAGCCCGAGGAGCGGGCGTCTCAGGTCCACGTCTATTATATCCAACGCACACCGACAGCCAGCGTCACAGAGAAGGCCAACTATTCGCGCGTTGCGGTCTACATCGACGTTGCGAAACAGGTTGACTATGGTGGGGAGCCCCAGATTCGGGAGCTATATTGTCGGTTCATTCCAAGCCAGGCCATCGCCAACACGCTGGCGAATAGCTATCTCAGCCGCTTTTCGGATGTGCGGCGCGAGGCAACATTTGACCTTTCTGCAAAGGATGCTTTTGGCATTTGGACGGGCTCGGTTGTCACGATCCGACATTTCCTTGATGTGGACTATACGGGCGCGGCGCGCGATGGCGAATGGCTCATCACGTCAGCCGAGGTGGCGCGCAATGGCCTGACATACCGCTTCACGGCGGAAGACAATGAAAAGGGCGGCGTTCTCTGGACGTGGCTCGATGCGGCCGGCCTCGATGCCGAGGGCGTGGCACAAGATTATGTCTGGCTCGATGATGACGGAAATGATTTGAGTGCAGTTCCCCAACCCTACAGGTGGCTCTAAATGACAACCTATTCCACGATTTCAAACGCGGCTGTTGCCGTTGGCGCGATTCCATCCAGCACCACCGTCACGGCGCTCCGTGACAACCCGATTGCAATTGCAGAAGCGGCGGCCGGCGCACCTGTCATTTTTGCCGGGTGGCACCCGGTAACCAAGGTAACGGTTGGGGATGGTGTGATAGGCAAATATTATGACTTTTCAGTTGACGGCGCGGTTGCCTCGATCACGTCGCCCGATTTTGAAGATGGATATGAATATAGGATTATAATTGACGGCGCGAGTCATGGTAGCGGCGCAAGCCGGGCGTTTAGCGTTGGTCTATATGAGGAAACCGACGCGGCTTATGAAACGGTTTACACCTCCGCGACAATAGCGTCATCGCAAACGGTCTTCCTTGATATGGAAATACTAATGCCCAGGCTATCAAAGGCAACACACATTGTCAGGGTTAACGGAAGGGTCAGCGGTGTCACAATCAACGACACATGGCTGACAAGCGGAACGAATAAAATTCTCAATGTCAAATTCAATTGGGATGGCGGAATCACGTTTGACGCTGGCAAGGTGTACTTGTTCCGCCGCCGCGAGTTCGCGTCTCTTGACTAAGACTTGCGCAATATTGCGCTATTTAGTGACTAAGTAGCGCGTTGCCGGGGCGGGTCTTTTCGCGTATGATGCCGGGCTATGTCAGCAGTTGTGCAAACGCCCGTAAAAAATTTTTATGTCCATATCGGTGCGCCAGATCCGATTATCGTGCGCTATCGCTCGGGCGGGACATCGGGCACACTCGTTTCGCTCGATAGCACGTTGAAGTTTACCTATGACACCGCCGCCGGCCGCGTAACCTTGGGCGTTGGAACGGGCATCACGCTTTCGACTGATGAGGCGGTTTCCAACTCCCGCGCCACCATTCAAATGACGGTTGCGCAATCGCGCGTCATCCCCGAGGGGCCTTTGACCACCTATGAAATCCAGCGCACAGACAACGGGCGCGAGGAGGTTTTCCTTATGGGCACACTCATAGGCGAAGGCGGGGTTAACACCGATGCCTGATGTGGTTGAGGTATTTGGCGACGGCGCTTCTCAGATCGAGGTCATCACGGATGACGAGAATGTAGTTGAGGTTGTGGTGCCTGGCCCGGCCGGAACATCCAGCGGTGGCGGCGGCACATGGGGCTCAATCACCGGAACGCTATCCGATCAGACGGACTTGCAGACGGCGCTTAACGCGAAACAGGCGCTTGACGCGGACTTGACGGCGATTGCCGGGCTTGCCGGAACGTCTGGGTTTCTCACGAAAACTGCCGCTAATACATGGAGCCTCGACACCTCCACCTATTTGACATCGCTCGGCATTGGGTCATCAACTCAGGCTTGGGACGCCGATCTAGACGCCATTGCGGCGCTTGCTGGCACATCCGGCTTTCTGAAAAAGACGGCGGCGGACACTTGGACGCTTGACACGTCCACCTATCTCACCAGCGTTACGCCGGGCGGGTCAACCACGCAAATACAATACAATAACGCGGGCGCTCTAGATGGCGCTTCCGGCATCACGACAACCGGGACAGAGTTCACGATTGCCAGCGGCACCAAGACGGCATCAACGCCTGTTCTTAATATGTCGCAGACGTGGAACAGCGGCGCGGTTACGTTTACAGCGATCAAGCTCAACGTCACGGACACCGCGTCAAATGCGTCTTCCCTGCTTGCAGATTTGCAGGTTGGGGGGTCTACTGTGGTTTCGGTTCTTAAAAGCGGGACGTTTCAAACATATATAAACTCAACATTTTCCGGGTTTTATATAACGCGCACAGGCGAGGCAAACGCCAAAATTGGGTTGCGCGTTGACTCGTCTTATGCGCCTCAACTTGCATTTGGGGCGGGCGGCGCAAACATTCTAGACATTGGCATTTGCAGGACCGGGAGCCAGACGCTTGCCGTTTGTACGAATCCTGGAGGCGCAAATGCGAATGGGCGTCTTGATCTTGCAACGATTGGGGTGGGCACTGATGCCTTGATAACCCGAAAGGCCGCCGCATCCCTTCGCCTAGGCGCAGCCGACGCTGCCGCCCCCGTCGCGCAAACGCTCGGCGTTCAGTCCGTGGTTGCTGGAACGAGCAACACGGCAGGCGCTAACTTTACCATTGCGGGTTCTCAGGGCACGGGCACGGGCGCGGGTGGCGATATTATCTTTCAGGTTGCCCCCCTTGGCAGTTCTGGATCATCGCAGAATGCCCTTGCTCAAGGCGCGCGTGTCTACGCTAACAAGACAATGGTAGTGGGCGCTGCCTTCACTGTCGCCACGCTCCCCGCCGCAGGCACGCAAGGCCGCAGGGCATGGGTGACGGACGCAACCGCGCCAACCTTCCTCGGCGCACTGACGGGCGGCGGCGCTGTCGTCTGCCCGGTTTTTGATAACGGAACAGCATGGGTGTCAGGCTAATGGCTATTCTCTTTTTTGGCGTCAAGGGCGCAACGCTCGACTTCCGGCAGGATTTACAAATCCTCGACACCGACGCGCCGCGCATCATTGCCCATCTAATGCAATCCGAGTTGGGCAAGGTTACGGAAACCGTCGAGACCCCCGTGAAGGATTGGGAACCGGGCAAGGGCGAGACTGAGGCAGACAGGCCCGTCACGCGCTCCACGGTCACACGCCAGGCTTCGCCGCAGGAAACCGCCGCCAACTATGCGCGGAAGATTCTTGCCGAACTGCTTTCGCAGACCGTCACGTCCGAGAAGGCCCGCGCTGCTGAGGCCGCCATTGCCGCCGTTGCTGACATTAAGCCCGTAGACTGACAAGCGGCGCACAGTTGCGCAATATTGCACAATTTATTTGATGCTTACTTAGTGCTATTGTGCCCCGAGAATTTCGCGGGAACGATTTTCGATGGCACCTGAGACGGACATTGCGGAGCGGATGGTGCGGGTTGAAACCAAACTTGATTTCCTTATAGGGCAGATTGACAAGTTGCCGCCCTCGCCTGTCTGCCTTGTGAAGCATAAGGAAATTGATGATCGCCACGAAATGCTCGTGGAAAAGGTTGAGAAGGTAGAACAGAAATTTTCCGGCCTTGAGCGGTGGCAGAATCGAGTTATCGGCGCGGTGGTTGCTGCCAATATCGTGCTTATTCTGGCGATGGAGAAAATCCGCTTATTCTTTTTCGGCGGCCCGTCTCATCCATGAGCGCCGCAAAATTCAAGGTGGTCAATGAAGGCGTTTTATGATTCCTTGCGAAAGTCTTTCGGGCCTCTCTCGGCAAATCAGGTCAAGGGCCTAGATGCGTTGCTCGTCGCAAGTGACGGGCTCCCGGTTCGGCATCGGGCTTATATCCTCGCAACCGCCTGGCATGAAACAGGCCCCGCCGCATCCGGCCTCCACATGACGCCGCGCAAGGAAATATGGGGGCCAACCTCCGCGCAACACCGCTATGAGGGGCACAAGGGCCTCGGGAATGTGCAGCTTGGTGATGGCAAGCGATACATGGGCCGGGGTTATGTGCAGATCACAGGCCGCGACAATTACAAGAAGGCGTCAACCGTTGTGGGGCGCGATCTGGTTTCCGAGCCAGACCTTGCCCTTGAGCCCGACATTGCCGGCAATATCATCGTGGACGGCATGCGCCGGGGCTGGTTCACGGGCAAGAAGATGTCCGACTTCGGCAACTATGCCGACATGCGCAAAGTCGTGAACGGCACCGACAAGGCCACATTGATTGCGGGCTATGCGGACAAATTCGAGGCGGCATTGCGCGCCGTCCCTGCGGATGCACCCACCGTGGCCACGCAGCCGCCCGTGGTGCCCGTCACGCCTCCCACGCCTGAGTATGTTCCGCCTTCCTCGACCCCCGCCCAGAGCCTCGCGGCAATGATCCTCGGGGCCGTTGCCGCTGCATTTGCCGCTTTCGCTTACTGGATGACGAAAGGTTGACCACATGGACAAGATCACACTCTACTGGAAAGCCCTGACGGGGCGCTTCGGCCCCCGCATCACCGTTGCCGTCATGGTGGGCGGTGCCGTGGTGATTATGATGCTCATTGCGGCTGTTGTGGGCGGCTGACATGCGCCTCGTTCCCGATTGGCGGGAGTCTTGGAAATGGCTTTCCATGCGGTTCACCGCCCTCATCATCGCGCTTCCGGTGGCGTGGATGGCAGTTCCCGACGAGGTGAAGGCTTATCTTCCCGATGAGTGGAAGCCTTGGATCATGGTCGCGTTAGGCGTGTGCGTTTTCGTCGGCCGCGTCATTGACCAAACCAAGGGCAAGGCCGCTTGATAAGCGCAATCGTCAGCATCCTTACTGGCGGCCTTGTCGATAAGGTGGTTGACCTCGGCAAGGCTTATTTCAATAAGCAAATCAGCCAGGCCGAGTTTGAATCCAAGGTGAAGATCGCGGCGGGCGATGCGGCCGCACAAGTTGAAAAGTCATGGGCCGAGGCGGCCTCGAGCATCGCAGCCAGCACGCAAGACGCCCTCAAGGCTTCGCCCATCTTGCAACGGGGCTATGTCATCGTCCTGTTTATGCAACTGTTCGTCCTCGTCTGGTATCAAATCGGAACGAGCCTTTTCCTGCTCATCACGGGCGTTTCGTTCCCCCCGCCAATGGTTCCGATTGAATGGGCCTATTTGCTCATAAGCGCAATGATTGGCGCTGGCCCGTTCGTGTTCAAGAGGTGATCCCATGCGTTTAGTGTGTGCCGCCGTGCTTTGCCTCGCCCCGGTTCCCGCTATCGCTCAAGAGGCCCCGCAACCTTGCGGCCCCACGGGCACCGTAGAAGCCCGCATTTCCAAGCAATATGGCGAAAGCCTTGTCGGTGCCGGCATTGTTCCCGGCGGCGTCCTGTTCACCACGGCCAACCCGGAAACCGGAACATTCACAATCATGCTTCGCCGCCCCGATGGCGTGACATGCGTGATGATGGGCGGCACCGGATACGCCTTCCAAGAGCCCAAGAAACCAGGAGTTGACCTGTAATGCGTTCCCTTCTCCTCGCCTCCGCACTCTGCCTTCTCACCGCGCCCGCCTTTGCACATTCGTGGTATTCAGAGCGCCGCGATCCGGTCTATTCGCAGACCTCATGTTGTGGTGGTCAAGACTGTGCACCCCTCCCGCAACACTCGATGCAGATCACGCCGGATGGCTTGCGCGTGGTGCTGACGGTTGCCGAGGCTCAGGCAATCAATCCCTATCGCCGCTTCGGTTTTGACAAGCTCATACCCTTTGACCGAATCCAAGTATCGGAAGACGGCCGCGCGCACATTTGCCTCATGGTGCATGAGTTGGAGAATGACCCGCGCGAAGGCTTCTATTGTATCTTCTTGCCCCCCAATGGCTAACCCATGCGCCGCATCCGATACCGCTTCAGACGGCACCGCGGGTGTTGGGGGCGCGCGTGGCCGCATGAGTCCAGAATCGAAATTGACCCGGCGCTGGCCGACAAGTCACTTTTGGACGTGCTGCTCCATGAGGGTCTGCATGTAGTTTTCCCGATCATTGACGAGGAAACAATCAACGAGGCCGGGACATCCCTTGCCGATCTTCTTTGGCGCATCGGATTCCGGCTAAAAGATAAAGATGAGGACGATTGAATGCCCGCCAAACGATTGACCGATGCCCAATGCAAGGAAGCTCTTGCGGCGCACAAGAAGGCCAACGGGAGCCGGCGCAATGCTGCGGTGCTGCTCGGGCTCCCGGTCAACACCTTCCAGAGCCGCTTGCTTGAGGCACACCGCCGCTTCGGCGCCCCCGAGCTAGTGGAAACGGTCAAGGATCATATCGAGGCGCGGCACGTCAAAAACCAGACGGAAATTCAGCGCCAACGCATCAAGGAGCTAGAGAAACAGGCGGCGGCGGATCGCACCATCCGCGAGGCGGTTTTCAATCTTTCCGCCCGCCCCATCGAGCCCCCAAGCTGGAACCCACGCCACTCCAAGAAGGGCCACAAGCGGGAGAGCATCATCCTTTTCCTGTCGGATATTCACATGGGGGAAAAGGTTTCTCTTGCCGAAATGAATGGGCGCAACTCCTATAATATGAAGATAGCGGCGGCGCGTCTTGAGAGGTATTTTCAGTCAGTCGTAAAACTCGGCACCGAGCATTGGAGCGGGCCGCCCCCGGATTCGATCTATCTGGTTCTCGGCGGCGATCTTGTATCAGGCGAAATCCATGATGAATTGGCCAAGACAAATGACTTACAGGCTATCCCGGCGGTGCGGGTGTTGGCCGAGGCTATCGCGGCAGGGCTCTTGCTGCTCCGCGAATCCTTCCCGGCCATTCCGATTCATGTGATTTCGGTTCCTGGCAACCACGGCCGCAACACGAAAAAGCCCGAGGCCAAGGCATTTGCAATCAACTCTTATGACACGCTTGTTGCACTCCTCCTCGAATGGTGGGCTGATACCAAGGGCGTCAAGAATGTGACCTTCTCCGCGCCTCATTCCGGCGATGCTTTCGTCACCATCCACGGGTGGAACGTGCTGTTCACGCATGGCGATAGAATCGGATCTCGCGGCGGCTCGGGGTTTGTGGGGCCGGCAGCCACGGCGGCGCGTGGCATGCAAAAGGTTGTCCAAGACTACCTTTCCGAGGGCCGGGTGATTGACGTGATTGTGATGGGCCATTTCCACACGCCGCTAGAGTTGGAGCATGGATTCGTCGGCGCGTCCCTCGTTGGCCCGTCCGAATACTCGAAATCCGGCCGCATGAAATCGCACCCGGCGTCTCAATGGATGCTCTCGATCCATCCCACCTATGGCGTTGCGCGGCGCTGGAAAATATCCGTGGGCGATAAATCCGAGGGCTCGATTTACGCGGGGCGCGAACAGGTTTGAGCATTCTTCGGCCGATGCGGCGCGTGATGGTGGAATCCCCCTATCGCGCGACGGAACATTTCACGGTTGCCCAACATCGGCAATATTTGCGCATGGCGATGGCGGATTGCATCCGGCGTTTCGAGTCGCCTATGGCCTCGCACCATTTGCTCCCCGAGATACTAAACGACGATTCCGCCTATGAGCGGGCCTTGGGTATAGAAGCGGGTTTCGCTTGGGGTATCCATGCGGACCTAATCGCGGTCTATAGTGACCTCGGCGTGAGCCGGGGCATGTCGGATGCCCTGGCCTTCTATAAAGCCCGAGGCAAGCCTATAGAGTGGCGCACAATCGACTATCGGGAGGTGAGGCGCATCCGCTCCATGTGCTGACTGCATGGCTGCGAGGTCTGTTATGGCGATGACTTCATGGCGCGCTTCGTTCGGTCGCGTTTGACCATCAGTCTGCCAACAGCAAAAGCAAGCCCCTTCACTTCATCGCGGGCGCGGTAATAGGCGTCCTGCACGGCGTTTGAAACATCATCATCAAGGCTGCCGTGCGCCCAACAGAAACATGGCACGGAGTTCTGGACGAACTGCCGAATATCACGGCAATGGGAACAGGTCTTCGGTGTGTAAATATAGCCATCGTCCATTTTCCCTATGGCTTTCTCATATATCTCGCCCGCCGCAATGCCCCTTCCGCATTCGCCGCACTTGTGCGGCTTCCGCGCCTTAACGCATTTCGCAGTGTAGAAAACGGGGGCGTCATAATCGCAATAGCACTCTGTCATATCTCCTCCTTCATGGCGCGGGTGGCTGCGGCGCATTCAGCCTTGATGTGCGTGTATTCTGTCCAATCGTCTGGACGGTCCATATTGGAAGGCTCCACAGCCTTCGCCGCCTCCTCTAGCACGTCATTCCGCGCCGCTCTCAGCATCTCCAACGCCTCGCGCAGCTTGTCGCGCTCTGCCACTAGGGCTGCTTTCTCGGAGTTCAGCCGCTGAATAATCTGTGACGCTTGTAGTTCGCTCGGCGTCATGTAGTCATCGAAATCACTCATGGCTTTCTCCTGCGGTGGAAGGGGGAGGATGATGTAGTCTTTAGTGATGCCAAAATATCGCTCCCGCTCCATCCCCGGCCACGCGGCCAGAGCGGCGCGGAGGACACGGCGGGCTTCAATGCTGTACAGTTCCCGGTCTGTCGCATATCTCCACATTGGCCCGGCGATTAACTCGGCAGCCGCCTCCACCACTGCTTGCGGTATGTCGATCTCAGCCATTGCCTTTTCTCCTGTCATTTCTCGCCCCGCCAGATTGCGTCACGGATGGCGTAGTCTTTGTTGGCTCCCCACGGGATCGCCCCCATAGACTCCCAGAAGGCATAATGCCGGGCGAGCTGCACCGACACCCACGCGGCGCGGGCGTGGCGAATGATGGGAAGCCGCTTCCACCAAACGGCGCGCGGATATTTGTCAATGAACTGCTTCATGTCATCGTCGTGGTCAGTCATTGGATTCCTTTCTTGCATGGATTTTGCACGGATTAACACGACGACACACGCCAAAACCGGAACAAACCAAGCCCAATGTGCCGGATATGTTCGCTAAATGGGCCGTTTCCGTTGCTATTTTCAGCATGTTGCGGCCCTAGACTTGGGCCATCCGGTGTTGCCGCGATGGCCCTTTTTCCATTGTAACACAATCATTTTCCGGTTTCACCTGTTTTCCGCTGCAAGGGTTTTGCAAGGTTTCTCGAGAGCCCCCGCATGAACTCATGCACGTCCGTCAATTCGAGGTGCCCATAGGAGGAATCGACCACGGCGAGTTTCTTCCACCCGCCCGCCTCCTTTAAAGCCTTGATACTGCCGCCCGCTTTCAGAAACCGTGCGGCAAACGCATGGCGGCCTAGTTCGTGCCCGTCTCGATAGGGTAGGCCCGCCGCCGCGCTAATGCGCCTCAAGGCCCCACCAACCCCCTGGCTGGTGGTGTAGCCCCACCCGCCGGCCGGGTATGCCCACCCCTCGGGCAAGGGCACCATGCGGGATTCGCCATTCTTGGTTTTCCCGACATGGGCATAGCCGTCTCGAATGTCTGCCGGCGTCACCCGCAGGGCCTCGCCCGTGCGGAGCCCGGTATAGGTCATCAGCGTGATAAGCGCCGCTAGGCCATCGGGGAGGTGCGGGAGCAAGGCGGCGATGTGGGCGTCATCGGCCGGCGTGATCTGGGGCTTGGCCTCGGCCCGCCGTTCAAGCATCGGCACCGCCGCGCCGGGGAGCCCGGCACGGGCCGCAGATCGCAGGACGGCGGTCATGGGGCCATAAACTTGCCTGTTGAGCGTGGACGCCTTGGCATCGGGATAGAGCGCCCGCGCGGCCGCATCCACGGCAACCTGTCCGATCTCGGGCAATGGCGTCTCTTTGAAATGGTCGAGCAACGGGGCCATGAACCGGGCTTGCCGCCCCTTGTTGAGATACAAAATCACGGCATCGGCAAAAGTGGCGGGGTGGACTCGCCCGAGCTTGGCGCTTTCGTAGACCTCGCGCTCCCGCTTGATGCGGTAGGCTTCGGCCTGACCCCGGTCACGAGTGCCCGTGCTTTCAAATATTGTGTGCCCGGCGACGGTGCCCGTGATGATCCAGTTGGGCGACCTCTTGGGATACCTTTTGAGCCTGAGCATGTGAGAAACCCTAAAAATGCCGTGACCTGTTCCGGCGTGAAACCTATGCCCCGGCCCAGCTTGCAGCAACACCCGGCCTCTTTGGCCTTGGCAATGATGCGTTTGAGCGATGGCCGGCGGCCCTCGGGGAACATTTCGCGCACCTCCTCGGGACTATAGAGCCTCATGCTACCTCCGGTGTGTCATGAAGCGGCATCCATGCCGAGAAGGATGGATGCAAGTAAAAACCAACCCCACCCTTCTATTCCATAAAATGCCAGCACGCCCGCAAGCACGGCGCAGATAATAGGCAGCACGGCGGGGAAAAATCGTGTTGCAATGCTCATGCCGCCTTCACCCCGTCGCGTTCCATTGCCGCCTGTCCAAGCGGGAGATCGGCCAGCATGCCGAGCGCATCCATATAGAGCGCAAGCATGGATTCTTCCTCGGCACGCGCCGCCGCTTCCTTCTTGCGGAGCGCAATCACCTTGCGGAGAATCTTAGTGTCGAAACCGTTGGCCTTCGCCTCGGCATAGACCTCCTTGATGTCGCCCGAGATCGCGGCCTTGTCTTCTTCCAGGCGCTCGATTCTTTCCACCAGCGCCCTTAGCTGGCCGTTGGATTGCTGGCTCATTCGTTGTCACCTTTCACTGTCATAACACAGGGGGGGAGGATGCGCGTGACGCGGCGTTCATTTTCGTCAGCCCATCCGCCGTCGAACTCGCGGAACATCGCGCGGCGGCGCTTCGCCTTCACATAGCCCCATGCGGAAAGAACAAGGAGCAGGGCAAGCACGAATGTAACGGGGTCAATCATGGTTAGTGATCCTTGCTTGGGGGGATTGAGGGGCGGGCAAACTTGGCGAGGGTATCCAAAGCCTTTTTGGCCTCGTCAGATTCGCGGCGGCATCTATCGCAGGGATAAACGCGCACTGTGTTTGAAACCGAGTGCGCCCCGGTGGGCTCCCCGCTTGCATAGTGATCGTGTTGCTCATAGCCTACGCGAAGAATTTCTTTGCAGTCCGCGCAAATCAGCTTCATCACCACCATTCGCCGCGTGCAATCTTCAATCATCGGATGCCTCATTGAGTTTGAAATTGCGTTTCGGGAAACCGCGCGATTGAATCGGGCGCACGGACTTAGGCCATAGGCCCGCATGCTTGAGGCGCTGGCGGCGCTCTTTCGCGCGGGAAGCATTCTCGGCAACCGTCTTTTCGCGGTGCGCCTCAACCGTCACCAGTTGCAAATTTGCTTCACGATTCGACCCGCCATCCTTGAGCGGCACGATATGATCGGCATGGGTTGTCTCCCCGGCGCGAATCTTCCGGCCCGAGATCGCGCACCGCCCGTGCTGCTTTAGAAAGAGGCGGTCAATCACGCTTTTCGGCGGTTTGGAGTCGGGCGTTTTCCCTATCCATTCCTCCACGCGGCGGCCTGTCAAAAGGAAATCAGCCATTGCGCGGCCCCCGGAACGTCATCACCGGATGCACGAAACGATATGTTGACGCCCCTGGCCGCTGCTCTGCGATCTCTAGCCATCCCCTTTCGACAAGGGATTGCACCCGCTTAAACATCGAGCCTTCCGAGGTGAGCATGCGCAGCCCCAATTCTCGGAAATTGATTCCGAATGGCCGGGCATTGGGGCGGTGCTTCACTAGCCAATTATAGGTCAGGGCCATTTCTGGCGTCATGCCGTAGCGTGGCCGGCCGTCTTCCGGTTGCCCGAGCGGGAAGCCCGGCACGGTGCGAATGGCGTAGAATGCTAGGTCTTGGTTCATGATTCTAGCTCCTCGATGGTGATTCCGAGACGCTTGCAGACCTCGCGGAGCTTTGGCTTGTGCTTAGCAAGGCGGCGGTTAATCTGCGAAATGCCGTGTATCACCGTGCTATGGTGCCGATTGGCCATAAACATTCCGATTTCGCAGTAGGTGCGCGGCGTGGCGTGGCGGGCGATCCAGTAGACGGCATTGCGCGCGGTGACGTTGTGGGCAACACGGCGCTGGCTCATCAAGTCCATCTTGCCGATCAAGTAGACGGCGCAAACGGTCTCGAGAATCGCCATCAGTTTCGGCGCGCGGGCAACAAATGAAACGCCCTCCATCACCTCGGGTTGTGCCTCGGGGTCAAACGTCATGCTGCGGCCCTCGCTTCTGGTGATTGTGCCGGGTCAACGCCTGTCTGGGCATGAATCCAATGGAAAACCCGCTCGGCAACTTGCTGAAATTCCTTTTTCAACAGCGCCCGCCGTGCCATGCTTCGCGCGGTGTAGATCGTCACCACATCGCCGCGCGCAATGGCGATGCAGTAGGCATCCTTCATGCGGAAGGCGTTTGCGACATTCGGCGCGGCGGTTTTCGAGCCGCAAGCAATCGTGATGGCGTCACAATGGCCGATAGCAATGAGCGCATGTTTGCGAAGAATCTCCGCATTCGGGAACTGCTCCCGGTGTTCGTCCCTGAGATTGGCCCAAGCATCGCGGAGCGCCGCAAAAAACCTTCTCCGCATAGGATCGGCGCTCATATAGTCGCCGCCGATCTCACAACCGCAGTCAGGGCAATGGATCGCCTTGTCAGTCATGTGCGGCCCTCCGCTTTAGCGATGGCCTGCACCAATCGCTCAAGTGCTGGGGTAACGTGTCCCAACCAATCAGTCACCGCGTCTGGCGGCATGTCATCGGTAAGATGATCACTTTCCCAATCTTCCAATCGAGCAAGTGCAAATGACGCATCGGAATACAGTTCCGGTGCAGCGGCTATGAGGCGGGCGTTGGCAAAGGCTTCGTTTTCGCTTCGGCCCTCAACGCTAATTGAACGTTTCGGTGCTACAGTAACAAACCAACCGCTTTTAGTTTCCGTTTCAACGAAGCCTTCAAAAAACCAAGGCCCCGGCGTGTGCTTGCTCATTGGCCAGCCTCCAACCCATGCGACACCTCACGCGACACCCGCGCAAGTGACCTCTCGGGGAGGCAGAGATAACGGACCTCACCAACAAGCGCCTCTAGCTGCTCTTGGACTGCAAGCATTTCCTGGCGGGCAATCGCGGCATGGCCGGCGCAGCCTTGCAATGACAGGCCATCGCGCTCGATGTACTGGCCGCCCGTGAGGAGGAATAATGCAACAAGGGAATAGGTGTTCATTGCGCCATTTCCTTCTCGATGCGTTCGATCTCGGTCTTGAGCGCCAAGGCATCGGACTTGTTGCGCGCCCAGAACTCTTGCAGCGGAATCCGGTTGAGATTTTTCCATTGCGAAACCTCATGCGGCTTCATGCTGCGGAATCGGGACAGTATCATGTCGGTGGCCTTGCCGAGCGGGATGCGCTCCAACCCGTCGCCCATGTCAAAGAGAATGGCATCGACGCCCCCTATCATGGTGAGGCGCTGCTCCACGTTGGCCTGTTCCGCAATCTCGGATGCGGTCAGGTCAAGAGTCTTGGCGCGGTCCAATTCCTCATCGGCATAGATGGCGCTCAAGTCTTCCGGCCATGCCCGGCGGATGGCTTGGGCCTCGGCGCACTTGCTCAACATCACGCGCGCCATCTTGCGCCAGTTGGCCTTGTTGGGGTCCAGTTGCGAGGTGCCATCCTTGCGGAACGAGCGGCGGCCGTTCTCGCCATCAACCCATTTCCCGCCCTCAACAATGGGGGCGAACTCATCCCAATAAGCAATGGCGCTCACCTCATGCCATGCGCCATGCGAGAACTGGTAAACAGACACCTCGGCCGATACCAACCCGAGCGGGTTGCTTGCCTCGTTGACCAAGGCCGGGTCATAGGTGAAGCGCGGCGCGCGGTCATCGGGTCGATACTCTCCCGAGCGTTTCGCAACCGAGCGGAAACCGTCGATACCAACCACAATCGACATATTGCGGCGATCCGGCTTGTCCTTTGAAAAAATGAAGCAATAGATTTGCTTCCGTAGCGGATCGAGCCCGAGCGCGGTTGCCACGCTCAAAAACACGTTAAATTCATCCGGGCTACAATCCGGGTTCATGCGCTGAATTAGTGCAAGTTGGGCGGGGCGGAAACGGTCAGTGATGGCAACAACATTATTCATCGGGTCACGTCCTGATTTGGATGGTTTCATTTCCGTTACTCATCTGCGCGCCGGGCACCTCGCGGCCTTCCTTGAGTGCATCGGCAACCGCTTTCCGGTCCAACTTGGGATCACTAGGCTTCCAGAACTCGGAAGGAATGCTTGCCTCCTCCAAGATCAGGACGGCGGGCGGAACCGCCTTGCGGCTAATGGTGCCCGCTGGCGTCTCGACCTTGCGAATTTCACCCGCTTGCATCGCGGCCAGGATGGCAACGCGGCGCATGTCCACGCGCTTCTTGATGCGGTCGCGGCGGGCAACGAGCTTGTCAATCAGGTCGGTGATGCCCCCGGCCAGTGCGCCGTCGCTGGCGTTCTGCTCTGCCGCCATGCGGATCAACCCCTCAAGGTCGATTTCCCCTTCTATCGTGTCGGCAATGACTTCCTCGTCATCGCCCGCGATCTCGCGCAGTTGCTCTTTCAGAACATCCGCCGCCTGAGTGGCGCGGTGCAGCGCATAGTCGATGTTATCCATTGAAGCCCGCTCCTAGAATCATGATGAGGAAAAGCCCGAGGGCGATTGCGTAGTCGCGCGCGGCCTGTCTCATTCCTCGCTCCACGGCTCTGCCTCGTATTGCTTCCAGAGCTTTGCGAGGCTTGCGCGGCGGTTAACTGTGCCGTCTGGTCTGGTGACGAATGGCACCTTCACATCGTCGCCGCTCTCGATGACGTAGGCCATTCCGCACTCGTCAACATTGAAACCAAACTTCCCGAGCGCGTCTCTAAATTGGCGCTGGCTCATGTCTCGCGCGGCGGTCATGCGGCCACCTCGACAGGTTTCGGCGCGGCCTCGGCAGGGGCCTCAATGGGGGTCAGTGTGTAGCCAAGGAGCCCGGCGGTTGTGGTCAACTCTCGCACCGCCGCAGCCAAGTAAAGACTGCTTGTCCGGTTGGCGTGTTCCTTGATGGTGTGGACCAGAAGCGCCGCCTCCGCACATGCGTGGGCGTGAAGGTATGCCGTGTAAAACTTCATGCCATCGTCCATCACAACACCCCCGCGTGATAGGCCGCGCGCTCGGCGTCCGTGGTGTAACGCGGAAGGATGCGATCTTCCGCAAGCTGTTCGCGGAGTTGCGTTTCGAGCCATTCCTTGTCGGCAAATTTCAAAAGGACGGGGAACAAATCCGGCCCGGCGTAGGCACCATATGAGGGGAGGCGTTCCGTGGTGCCCGTTTCACTGTTCCAGACGTGCTCGACGCCCTCGAAGCGAAACTTGGTGATTTCCCAGCCCAGTTCACCTCCGCTCACCGTGTATTCGATCTCGGCGAAGCAATCCGTCTGGAAAAAGCACACGCCCGATTCCTCGGCGGTGATCGTGGTCTCGATTTCGTAAATGCCCATGCGGGGCTTCCTCCCTTGGTGAAATTCAACAAGGGGCAGCATCAACCAAAATGGTTGCTATGTCAAGCGCAAATCAACCAGATTGGCGGGATAGGGAAAAGTCAAACGCAGATATAAAGGTGATCGGCCACGTTGAAATCTATTTCGCCCGCACGTTCGGTGCGAAAATTGGTCGAGGCGAATTGCGCTTTTCGGCCCCGCGTGGCGCACGTCTGTTGCGCCTGGGACGTATCCTCGGCGCGCGGTTTCTGGCACTCGATCCCCATTCCACAATGCACGGTGATCTTGACCGAATCGCCGTTGAAATCGCTCACGGCGGGCGCTGACGCCGCGCAACCCACAAGGAAAGTAA